AATACAACAGTACCTGCGCCAGCGGCTGAAGCTGAAGGTGCGTTTGCTACGGTGTAAGTTGGGACGACGATGTCGCCAATAAATCCAGCAGTTGAAGTCACTGGACCTGAGAATGTAGTTGAAGCCATTTTAGTACCCTTTGCATAAGGATTCGCCTTGTAGTCTATGCAACGTCAGGTGGGTATATAAACCTGTCTACAAAGCTAATGTTGTACCCGTTAACTGGATCATACAACACCTTTAGGCAAAAAGAAAGCCCCACCGAAGCGGAGCCTTCCAAATTTAAATATTAGGAGCTTACGCGCCTTGTGATCCGTAGATACCTAATGGGTCAGAAACACCGAAGCTGTAACGCTCACGCGCTTTGTAGCGCACGTTGCCAGTGTCGAAGTCTCCATCCATTCCTGTAGCCATCGCAGAACGTACGAAGTGCTTCATACCATTGGGGATGTCTGTAGTCAGGAACCAAGCGTCAGCGTCTGTAAGATAATGGTTTACGCCATATCCTTCAGCAACTGCACCGTTAGAGCTGATTGCATTGATATCGTTATCCGCTGTACCTACACGTAAAGTTGTTTCCAACAAACGAGTTGCTACGAACTGTAACGCAGACGGGATGATTAGCTTTCTAGCGCGAGCTGCGATAAGTAAGCCACGTTCGTCTGTGTATCCACCAATGTCGATAATCGCTTGTTCAAGCGAAGTCTCGTTAAGGTCAGCACTAACCGCTGGACGGTTAGAGTTTGTACCGCCACCAACTGTTGGGTGTGCAGTGTTGAACAATGTTACACCATCACCAGACTGGAAAGTGTCAAAGCCCGTGTTGAGCAATGAGGCAGCTTTAACCTGCTTAGTGTATGCCATAGCGCGAGCTAAAGCTTTTGTGTAACGTGAAGACAAAGAATCGTACAAGTTATCTTCCATCGCTTCTTCAGTGATGGCGAAACCCATAGCGATGGTCTCGTGTGTGTAGCGAGCTGTGAACGCCTCTTGCGCATTATCGTACGCAATAGATGAACCTTCAGCCTTTGTTGGTGCTGCACCGAAACCAGACAATTTAACTTCTTCTTCAAAGCTACGCTCTGAATTTTCTGTCTCATAGATGTCCGCGTGTTCGTTTTCGTATTTGCCGTACTCAAGCCCAAATAAGGCATTAAGTCCGGGTAAGAGCTCTTTAAGCGCCTGTGCGCGTGAAATAGCCATGTGTTATCCCTCCTTACAAGCCAACAGCGTTAGTCATGCTGCTGTAGCCGGGGTTAAGTTTAACCAAAAGATCAGGGAACGCATCACCAATAGGTGATACAGCGGCCACGATACGGAAGGCGGCGGTGGTAGTCTTAGTTGTCGCGTCAACGGCACTTGTAGAGTTACCAGTAGCAGTGTTGCCAGTAGATGTAGACTGAGCAGCTGCGAAGAAAGTGTTCGCACCTATATCAGACTGGTCCATAGCGCCGTCTGCTTGTACTTGGAATAGTACGTTTGGATCGTCCACAACATACGCTCTTATAGCGCCACCATTAGAAGTGCCAGAAGGGTAGTATTGTGCGAACGTAGGTTGACCTTGGTCATTTACGTACTCACAACCCACAAACACACCAAGAGAACCCGTTAGAGTTGTTCCTGTTGGTAATGCGTTTGTGCCGCCGTCGGCACCTGTTGCAGTTGATAGTGCGATGTAACCATCAGCACCGATATGAACGACTTGACCGTTAAAGAGGTTTGTTGCCTCTCCAGCAGGGTCGATCATGTACTGGGATGTCGCCCCAGCGTAGGCCATTCCGTCGGCACGTTTTACCGGCTTTAGACCATAGGGAGCAGCTGTAGTAGCCATGATGCTCTTCCTCCAGATTTATTTACTTTTGAAGTAAAGAGCCTCATTGCCCCTTACCTTATAGTTACCGCGAACTACGCTCAGGTTTAAGCATAGGCATCCGCGGGTCAGACTCACGCATGTAGTTTCTATCGACAGCTTCAGCCTGATTTTGTGCAGACTCAAGTTGACCATGAATACGATCATCTCTTAGTTCGGTCGGGATAGCGCAAAGCAATAACCCACCAACTTCGATATTGTCTTTAAATCGAGAATCAATATCTGACATGATGTGTAGCTCAGGATAATCCACTGCCTTTACGGGCACATAGCCATCACGAAACCTCCCAGAGACATTTGTCATATCTGCGTTACCCAATGTAGATGTGCGAATCCAGCGAAACGAAAGTCCGTCTCGTGGTTCGGGGGTAGGTAGCATTGACGAGCGCTTCCAAGGTTTACGACGTTCTTCCGCTTCGCGGGTTTCAGTTGTACGAGGTTTTCTATCAGCCATTTTGCATATCCTTTAGCTTTTGCGCCGCATATTCTTTATTAGATAATCCGAGACGCTTGGCGATTGCGGCCTCAGATGAGGAGATGACAACTTTATTGCGTGATGTGGCGGTATTTCTACCACCCGGGGCCACCACGGAGCCAGCTTTACGTTGTGGTTGTCGAACCTCGGGTTCCACGTCCGTAAAACGATCTGGGTATCGAGACCGCATGGCCTCGTTTATCTTACTATAGTACACATCTGACGTAGAATCAACGCCTGTCTCTAATAGTTCTTCATGTATGAGCATAGCATACCTTGTCATGCCCGTGTCTTTCTGGAACCAATCGTTCTCAGCTACCCATTCCTGTGCCTTACGATCTGGTACAGGAACACGAGGCGCTGCTTGCGGTGCTGGAGCTTGAGACTGGTCTTGTACAACCCTCTCTGCTGGTTTCCAGTTTTCTACACGATCAGCTTCGAGCTGTAGCTTAGACAATGACATTTGCGCTTCAAGCACAGCATCGGTGTCCCCAGCTTCATAAGCTTCTTTGTAGGCGCGTTTAGCACTATTAAGTTCTGATGCTACTCGTGCCTTGGCTTCATTAACCAATACACCTTCACCTTCAGAAAGATTTTTACGGAGACGTGCTGCTTCGTTCTTCTGCGATTCTGCATACTGAACTGCCACTTCACGTTCGCGTTCAGCTTCTTCCTTACGACGACGTTCTTCGTGATACTCGAACTTTAGCTTCTTGATACGCTTCTGTACCGAGTCGCTGTGCTTCTCAAGCTCTTCGTCTTCTGGGATATCCGCCTCGGCATCAGCTGCCCTACGTGGGCGACCTTTGTCCTCTTCAGGAGTATCGTCAGCGATTTCGACTTCAAAATCATCTTCACCTTCAACGTCTACTTCTAACGCTCCGGTCTCTACTACTGTGTCTTCAACGACTGTTTCTAATTCTTCACTCATGCTCTACTGTACCCCCGTGGGTCTTCGACTACCGCTTCAACAGTATCGTCGTTGATAATACGGAACTCTTTGTTATGTAATTTAAAACGTGTACCTGAATACGAACGGAAGATGATAAAATCACCTTTTTCGCACCAAGGTCCATTCGGGAACCGCTCTTTGTCAGTATAGGCTTCTGCACCTATACTTATGACGTATCCAATAATGGTCGCGGTTTCTTCCATTTTGGTTAAAGAATCGGGCATATAAACACCGCCATCTGTCTTGCCTTCAAGTTCTGGTATTGCGATAAGCAGCTTATAACCTTTCGGTTCGGGCAATTTTGCCAGTAGTTGCTTGTCGTCTACTTTGTCGGTAGCGTACATCTTCGTCTCCTGCAGTGATTAAAGGCTCACAGCGCCCTTTGCATGGATTATTCCACGTTATGTCATATATGTACACGTATGATATCTAATCTTCAATATACCTTTGTTCAATATCTTTAACATCATTACGTATAATAGTTAATGCTTCATACTTCCCTACTAGCTTCCAGTAGGTCTCTTGGTCTTTAGCGCCGCCCTCTGCGAGATGTTCGGCGATAGATGTGCGACTTTCTTCAAGTCGGGTTAGTACATGGTGAAATACAGTATCAGCCATCTAAGTTCACTTTCTCTGCAATATCTAGGGCTAGGCGGGCTGCAGATTCTTTCTGGTCTGTTTCAAGCTCGGCCACCTTAACGCCGATACGTGCCGCTTCTTTCTCTTCCTCAGAGTCGATACGCGCTTGTTGTAGTCGGGCGTTCTCTTGTTTAGCCATAGCGTCGATGTTTACTTTCAGCTTATCCATCTCAATCTTATGTTTCAGCTCAGTCTCTTTAATCATCAACTCACGCTGCTGTATTTGAGTAAGTGGGTCGGCTTGTTGTGCCGCTGCTTTCTCTGCAGACGCTTCAGCTTGGTCTTTCTTGAATAACTTCTCTGCGGCTTGTGCAGCTAGACGTGAAACTTGAAGTTCTACATCTTCTGGTAGCGGTGCCTCTGGGTCTGGTAGTTCTACACCCAACTGTTTCTGTATCTCCACACGGTACTGCAGGGCTACGTGTTCCGTAATATGGGACATCATAGCAGACTGAATTGCGCTTGCGAACGGTGATTGTCCCACAATTTGCATGATCTTAGGGTCTTGCATCGCCATCATGTGTGTCTGGATGTGCGCTTCGTGGTCTTGGTAAGCGAAAGGTTTGACTGGTTCTTGTTTAAGAATAGCCATATTCTCCGTTACTGGGTCAGCAGGTTTAATATCATCTGGTAATTTAATGATGTCCTCCGCATCCTTGATGCCTAGAACCTCTAACATTTGGCGATGTAGTTTGCCCATGTCGTACATTTGAGGTGCTTGTTGCGCTAACTGTAGGGCTGCTTGGTACTGCATTATGCGCTGTGCCATTGTAGCTGCGTTAGGGTCAGATACCGGAATAACGTCCACCCGACCATCAAAGTCAGATATACGGTCTGCAGGTTCATCCATCTCGTACGCATATTCAGCGGGCATGTAGTCATGTACGATCCCAGCTAAGATACGAAGCTCTTGTTTCATAGCTGCGTGTAAGCGAGCCTGAATACCAGACATAACCTGCATAGAACGCTCCATAAGCGCCAGAGTTGTGCCTACAGGAGCTTGGGCATTAATATCACCCACTTGTATGTCACCTACAGCTCCAATACGTCTTCCCTCGTCTACGACGTTGCCTAAAAGACTGTAAAGTACGCTTGATGGCTCTTTATAAGGTAATGGAACAATCGCATCCTTAATAGTACCTGCCGGTACATCTACATCTCGGAACTCACCGGGCATGATGGGAGTGTTGTCCCCGGTGATACGCATGCCTCGGGCTTTAAAGCCTGCAGGGAGGTTAGACAGCGTACCTGCGTCAATAAGTTGGCGCATGATGGAGGTGGCAGACTTTGTAAGGCCACCAAGCGTATGTATAAGCCCTGTGCCGTAGAAGCCCATACCGGGCAAATACGGGTAGTGTACGACGTGCATACGTTTCTCACGTTTGCTATCGTCTTCGTACCAATTTCGGCGAATAGACAAGACGATGCTAGATGATTTATCAACTGTCACTACGTAAGGTAGCGCAACGCCATCTATATCGTCAAAAGGTTCCGGCAAGTCTAAATCTACGTGCATCTCTAAGATAGTATGCCGTGGATCGTCAGAGAAAGTAGGTTCAGAACCTTCTAGCTCGTTGTATTTTTCTTCAATGTCAGTAACATCCCTAGTTGCTTCAGGGAGCTCAACATCACGATAGAACCCGTTCACCTGTAGCTTGAGTACTTCTTCAGGTGTCTTCTTCATAACGTGTGTAAACCGCGGGGCTGTACGTAAGTTAGACGCACCGTAGGACACTACGAGGTCTTCTGCGGGTACAAACTGGGATACAGGACGTTCTGTAATAGGATCGAAGTATATTTTCTTGAACGCAGAGCCCGCCATAGGCAATTTAAACAGCATCTGCTCCATTTCGTCACGATAGTCGGGCATTTTCTCAGTAATGAGGTAGTTAAGTTCAGTCTCGACACGTTGTGCCTGCTCAAACTTCTCAGTTGTTA